TGATTGCGGCCGACCAGCTGACCGGCTACGCACTGACCGTGCAGGCACCAGGCGAGCAGGAAGCGATGTACGGCGCCGGATCCGTGAAGCGCGGCCACGAAGAAATGCTTGTGTGGGCGGCAAAATTCATCGCCGCCGTCGCAAAGGACCGTCACGAGCACCCGGAATCGGTCGCTCAGAAAGCAGCCGAGGTCGCTGAGTACGATCTGATGACAGAGTGGGAGCGCACGAAGAGGCTCTGCAGGGCGATGGGACTCACACCACCACCGCCGCCGTTTTGTGAATGAAGATAAGAGGAGAATGGCCGATGAAGGAAATGAAAGATAAAAGGGATAGGGACAAGCGTGTAGTCAAAGCGCTGAATGAAGCCGCCGCAGTCATGGGTCGTATGAAAGATACTGGCGACATCGACGGCTTCGCCGTCGTCACACAGCGGCCGGAGCTGGGGCCAGTGAGCCAGCCCGATACCGGTGTGAGCATTGCCATCAATGCGAGCGATAAGCAACTCGTTGTGTGGGCGGCGGTACTTGCGCGCACCGCCATCCAGAGAGGCGGATACTCGCCGACACTCGTCGCCCGAGATTTCACCCGGATGATAATCGAGTGGGGGCGATATGAGCGAGAGTACCGTGCGTATAAGGCAGAGCAGGACGAGGAGGAGTGAGGATGACGTACATTGACAAGCGCGGCTGGAAATTCGAGGTCATGAATGGTCTCGGAGACGTCTGGAAGGCCTGCTACAATAAGCCGTACAGGAATATCTGGCAGGAGGTCGACGTCCTGCCGTGGCGTGAGAGTCGCGAGGACGCCGAGCACGATCTCGAGGTATACGCAGCGTCGCACGGCATGAGGGAGGCAAAAGAATGAGAAGGATCAAGGAGGTCAAGACGACATTCCGGGAAAAGACCGGCACGATCTACAAAATCACATGGGAGGAAATGGCGGAGGGCGCGAAAATCTGGGAAAAGCACCTGCTTGAAAGCAACGAGTATCCCCGCGTCGAGCTCGATGAGGCCATCGACGACATGGGGAGGTTCCTCATAGCGGCGTGCCTGATTAATCTCACGGAGAGTGAGACCAGCCGCAATGTGGAGGTCACGCGAGTCGTCATGGACTACAAAAATGTCCGCAAGGTTAGCGTCACGGCGGATGTCAATTTGCCGACGGGCTATAGCATCGCCCTGCACGGCCCGATGATGACGTGCCGGCCGCAGGGCGACGAGCTCGATGAGGCCGTCGACAGGCTCCAGGAGGAGTGCTTCCGCTACATCGACGGCGATCGGGCCCAACAGAAGCTCTTTCAGGAGGAGGGAGAAAAATGATGACAAAAGGCGAAGTCGAAGAGATGCTCGAGAGAATCAATGCAGAGGCGGAATGGCAGGAGATGGCCAAGGACCCGGAAAAGGCGAGCAAAAGCGTGATGGGGGCTGTGTATTCGGAGCTCAAAGAAGCCCAGAAGCACGGCGTCGTCAAGGCATTCGTCGCGAGCAGCTTGCAGGACGGCAGCACGCATGTCGCGCTGAGCGGTGACATGACCGAGATGCTCGCCATCCTCGCCGACGTAGTCGTCGACATCTGTGAGGAGCCGGAGAAAATCGCAAGATTCTGCGATTCGCTCGAAGAGGCTGCGGCTGTCATGCTGGCAAAAAGGAAGGCACTGCATTGAGCGGGCGGCGCGAGTGGGCCATCGTCGTCGCGACGGCGGCGGTTGTGACACTATTGCTCGAGATTGTCTTCGGAGTGCCATTTCGCTGAATGAGAAAGGAGACTGTGATATGGAGCGCATCAATGCGGGCGGCATCCGCAATTTCAGCCCACTGGCTTTTGTCGAGCGGCTGATGCAACTCAAGCTCGACCAAGATGGGCTCAAGGATGTGACTGTCCGGGCGCGGCCGATCGAGTCAGAAAAGAGGGCGGGACCGGCCGAGAAAGAAGCATAGAGACCTTGTATCAGGCGGCTTCGCGCCGCCTGCCAAGTCTTGCTAAAGGGATTAATATCTCGACATAGAGCCAGATGATTATGCAAGATCAAGAGCAAGAAAAAAGAAGAAGAGAAGCAGCCGAAGAAGTAGCAGGAGAAAGAGATGGGGTACTGGAGAAAGAGATGGAAGTCTCAAGACGGGAAGGTGCTGATTGTCGATAAGTACCATAGCCAGAAGATGCAGCCAAGGAATCCTCTTGTAAGGGAGAAGCGGCGGAAGAGGTCTGGGGTATCGACACCGACGCAGGAGCAGGTCAATCTGAGACATCGGGTGGACCGGCTGGCGAGACTCCTACTTGACAATTTTACGGTAGGAGATTGGTGGATCACCTTCAAGCTGGCCGACACGGTCGATGCGAAGACCTTCCGGCGCGAGTACGAGAAGATGATCCGCCGGATGCGAGGCGAATATCGCAAGGGCGGGCATGAGCTCAAGTACATCGCGGTACTCGAGAATCTGACCGGGCGCGGGCGGATGCACGGCCACATCATTGTCAACAATATCTCAGCTTTTGCGGGGCTCAAGAAGCTCATGCAGACAGCCTGGCAGCTCGGCGACTGCCACATCAAGCCGTACGGCGGCGAGGTGATGGATGCGCAGCGGCTGGCGTCGTACATGTGCAAAGAGGACGTCATCGGCAAAGCTATCCGCGAGCGCAAAAAGCTCATGACAGCCGCACGCAATGGCGGGAAGGTCGACGGGCGACAACTCAAGAAGCTCGACCGCATCATCGTCGGCGAGCGCTCGCGCATCTGCCCGTCGACGAATCTCGTGCGGACAAAGCCAAAAAAAGAGGTCGTCAGCCGGGCGGAGACCTACCGCGAGGAGATCCGCGCGCCGAGGGGGTACCACGTCGTCAAAGAGCTCAGCTACAATGGCTGGACGGTAGACGGATATCCCTACCAGCACGCGGTATATGAGCGGGATGGCTAGATACTCACAAAGATATACACAGGATGTGGACAAAGATGGAGCACAGCATAAAGCGGCTGGCCGAGGCAATGTACTACCAGCACAGCGTCCCGCGGCATCAATCATATCCGTGAGAGGTGGCACGCCATCAGCTGCGGCGGATGAGCAAAGAAGAAGTAAAGGAGCGTTTGCTACAAGATGTACATCAAAAAAGGATGGAGAACACCGCAGGGGATGAGCCAGATGAGCCGGAGCGCGACGAGTCGGGCCAATAATGCCCAAGGCAGGCTCATGGAGGACATGATCCTCGGGGCCTGCCGTGATTATGAGCGCCGTGGCATCGCGCGCATCGTCAAAGTGCCAGAGCCTTTTCGCGTCGTGCGCAATACGGACCGAGGGCAGGGCATTGCGACGGTGCGCTTCACCGGACGGGCGGAGCCGGACTTCGTCGGTTGCCTGGCGGGCGGCCGCATGATTGCTTTTGAGAGCAAGTACACGACGGCCGACCGCATCCAGCAGCGCGTCGTGACGGATGCACAGGCCAATGCGCTCAAGAGCTACACGCGCATCGGCGCGAGCACGTACATCTGCTGCGGCATCGGCACGGGCTTCGACCTTGCATACTTTATGATCCCGTGGGCCGTGTGGCAGTACATGGATATCACGTACGGACGCAAATACATGACGCGCGAGGATGCAAAGATGTACCGCGTTAAGGCAGACGCAGTCATCCACTTCCTCGACAACATCTAAAGCCAAAAAGTCAATATCTATCATGGCCGGGCAGAGAGCAGCCTTTTCTCGCACGACCGCAGGAGGAAAAATCATGAAGATCTTTACAATCGCAAATCTCAAGGGTGGCGTCGGCAAGACAATCACGACGGTCAATGTCGCGTATCTCTTAGCAGCAGAGCAGGGGCGCCGCGTGCTGGTCGTCGACAATGACCAGCAGGGCAATGCAAGCCACTTTTTCGGCCGCTACGGCTACGACAAGCCAGGCGTGGCCGAGGTGCTGGCGCGCACGGCAGGGCCCGAGGCGGTAATCCAGCACACGGATTACGAGCATATCGACATCATCGCGGCAAATCTCAATCTCGCCAAGGCCGAGAAGGCCGTCCTGCTCGACACGATGGTCCCACAGCAAGTGCGCCTGCGCGAGTGCTTGAGAAAGGTCAAAGATGCGTACGATTATGTGCTCATCGACAATGCGCCGAGCCTCGGCATGTGCGTCGTTAATGCACTGACGACGAGCGACTGGCTCGTCGTACCGGCAAAGATTGACCGCTGGACCTTCGAGGGGGTCGACATGCTGCTGCAGCAGGTCGAGCAGGTACAGAGCTACTTCAATCCGCAGCTTCGCTTCGCAGGCACGCTCATTACAAATTACAGACGTAATGAGAGCAATCGTCAAGGAGCTGAGTGGCTGCGGGCGGCTGGCAAGTACAAGCCCTTCCACTCGATGATCCGCTGGACGGATAAAGTCGATGAGAGCACATTCGCCGCCGCGCCAATCGTCGTGCACTCACCACGGTGCAATGCAAGCAAAGATTATCGTCGTTTCACGGCCGAGCTGATGCGTCTCGCTGGCGACGCGCCCGACGGCGAGCAGAAGGGCGGTGAGCAGGCATGACAAGCATCAATGAGCCAAGCACGGCCTGGAAGATGTATAAGTCGCGCCGAGCTGATCGTGCACGCCATCGCCGCCAGCTGGCCGCAACCTGCAGGGCAGTTGTGACAATCCTGTCGGCAGCCGCCAAGACAGTAGTCGTGCTGGCCGCGCTTTACGCGGCGGCCTACATCGCCGCCGCGATTTGAGGAGATGAGCAGGATGGACAATGCGGCAAGAGACGAGTGGCAACAGCTGTGTAGGCCGGGGCGCGAGTGCTTTAGATGCCAGTACCGCGACTGCCGGAATCAAAATGCAAGGCGGACACCGGAGGAGACAGCGATGCTCGACTGTGCAGGGCTGAAGAGTATCTGGGCTACGCGCGGGAATTATATAGCGAGAGCGAGGAGGAAGAGACATGTTTGATATCACGAGCCTGATGTCTGACGCAAGCCGTCAGGCGTCAGAGAGGCCAAAGTATGAGGCGGTGCGCTTGCCGATCAGCAAGCTGTACCCAGACCCGGCCAATGCAAAAATCTATAGCATCGAGAGCATCGAGGAGTTGGCAGACAGCATCGAGTTGGCGGGCGGCGTCATGCACAATCTCGTCGTGCGCGAGCAGGATACGGATGGCAGATACCAGATCATCAGCGGGGAGCGCCGCTGGACGGCATGCAAATATCTCGTCGAGCATGGCAAAGAGCAGTATGGCGAGGTTGGCTGCCTCATCGAGCATGTGCACGACGAGGATACGCTGCAGCTCATGCTCGTGCTCGCCAATAGCACGGCAAGGCAGCTGACAGATGCCGAGAAGATGCGTCAGGCCGAGGCGCTGACGACGGTGCTGACGCGGATGCGCAAGGAGGGCAAAGTACAAGGCCGCGTCCGCGACCTCGTCGGCAAGATGCTCAAGACGACGAGCGGACAGCTCGCCCGCTACCACGCGATACAGGCCAACCTGCAGGGCGGCCTGCGCGACAAATTTGAGCGCGGCAAAATCGGCATCAGCATTGCCTACGAGGCAAGCAAGCTCGACAAGGCCGGGCAGGATGCTATCGACAAGCAAGCCGAGCAAGGAGCTGTCACGCTCAAAGATGTCACGATCGTCAAGCAGCAGAGCGACGACAGCGAGGAGTACAAGGCCAAGATGGAGCGGCTCAAAAAACATCGCGAGCTGGAGCAAGCGCGGATCACGAGCGACACCGCACTGGATGGCGATGTGGTAGCTGCAGGGCAATCGGCAATCACGCAGCACGCGACGGGCGGCAAAATGCTGGCTGTCATCGACGAGCACGAGCCGGTCGGACATAAGAGCGAGCCGGAGGCCGTGCCGCCAGCCATCGGGCCGGATCGGCATGACATCGACCTCAAGACGCAGATGGGTGCACTGCGATATGTACAGCGCGAGCTCGACAGGATGCATGTCGGGATGCTGGTCAGAAAAACACCGGCGGGCGAAGAAGAGGAGCTCGGTACCGTGCGGATGGCTATCAACAGAGAGGTGGATGAGCTGCTCGATATCATCCAGGTCAAGCTCGAGTGCTGCCATGCAAGTATGGTCAATGCAATGAGAGGAGATAAGTGATGAGCAGCTTTGCAAAAAAAATGGCCCGCAAGCGCGCCAAGGAGCTCAAAAAAGACGGCATCGCCGCCGCTGGCCGCAGCGGGCGGGTCGAGAAGAAAGTGCGGCATCTGACGCCGCGGGAAATCGTCGAGGACCACAAGACAGTCACAGAGGCGTACGACACATTGACCGTCGTCCTTGACGTGGCAGTGCACCGCAAATGGGGTTGGGGCAAAGAGCGCCGCGCCAGACTGCACAAAAAAATGGCCATCCACCTGCTCTGCCTAAAGGACAGGACAGTCAAGACAAGCGACATCGAGCACATCATCAAAAAAGAAACAGGGCTCGAGCTCGACAAGAAGCACCTGCACGCTGAGTGGTGGGACCACGAGCGCGAGATACAGTACCGCTGTGTCGACGACATGAGTGCAATTTTTATGATCGCGCTCATGGATGAATTTGGCTACAAGGGCAAAGCCCTGGACAGCGTCTACGACGTCGCGGCGGAGATTGCCCATGAGATCAAAACAGGCAAAAAGACAGTGGCAGACCTGCGGGCGGAGCTGGAGCCGCGCAGGAGAAAGAGAAAGGAGGTCAAGGCGTGAATCGAAATATAGAAAATGCTATGGAACGCGCGTTTAAAAATATCGTGGCGTGCATCCCGGAAAAGACCCAAGATGGCTATTTTGACGAGGCCGCACAGCTCACCAAGGTGAAGCGAGAGTACAAAGAAGCGGTCGATGCTTATGAGAAATGGATGGTAGACGGCGATAAAAAATCCGAGACAGAATATCTCGAGGAAGTCGCAGATACCGTAACAGCCCTGGCTACATTGCTATGGGCGCATACGAGTAAAGACAAGGTGCCAGGCCACCGTATTGAGCTCGTATTTGCGATGGTCAATCTCAAAAATGCACTCAGAGGCTACCATGATTTTGGGAAAGAAGGCGAGGAAAAGTGAAGAAGAAAGCCGAGCGTGAGGTTGTCTGTACGCTCTGCGGAAAGACATTTAGCACGACCTGTCCGACGGTCAAGCATTGCCCAGAGTGCCGGGCCTTTATCGGCAAAGGGATGCGGGACCCGAAGCAAGTCGGGCACCGCAAGAGAAAGAAGAAGCACTACGTCACGCCGCAGGAGCCGCTCGACGAGATGGCCGCGCGGGCGGCAGCTCTCGGCATGAGCTACGGACAGTACAGCGGCATCAAGCGGGCGGCCATCCGAGCCCACGCAATCACGAGCACTACACTAATCCGGCATGGCAAGCGTGGAAGGATAAAATCTACGGCATCGTCGAGCGCCAGAAGAGGCGCGTCGAGAAGGCCAGGAAGAAAGGGGATGCATGACATGAGCAATATCATGGCTTTTGTACTTGGAGCCGTCGTAATGGCTGGCATCGTCGCACTCGTCGTCGTCATCTCGTGCTGCAAAGTGTCGAGCCAATGGTCGCATTTCGAGGAGTGGAGCGACATGAAGGTCGGCAGATGGGATGAAGTGCCGCTCGACGAGCGGATTGAGAAGACAAAGCGCAAGTAAGCGCAGAAAGGGGAGGAAAACATGAATATCGACATCAGAGGAATCTGGCGGTACAAAGCAGCGCGAGAGACCTGCGAGGGGCTGCGCGACGCGATCACGACGCAGGCCGCGGTAAAAGAAGCCGCCATCGCCGCCAAGGACGCCGTCATCGAGCAAAAGGACCGCGAGGCCGAGCTGGCCAAGGCGAAAATCAGTCAGCTGCAGAAGGAGCGCGACGACGCTCAAAAAATAATCGACATAGCGACCGAGCGATTTTTTTGTGAGAAGGATAAGCTCAAAAAAAAGCACGCTGAAGAGATCAAAAATCTCGAGGCGGAGGCAGAAGAGCAGCACCACAGCTATGAGAGCCTCGAGGAATACTGCAAGATACTCGAGGATGACGCCAAGAAGCTCAAGGAGAAAATCAAGGATCTCGAGGCTAAGAATGCCGAGCTCAAGAAGACGCGCTACAGATGGGTCGATCACAGGCACGGTTGGTGGCCGGTCGAGAGCGGCGACCTTGACGACCTCGTCATGAAGGTGCCGTACGTCGTCTACACGATGCAGAAGCGCGAGGAAGAGCAGGAAGAGAAGAGAATCCCGGAGGTGTAATTATTATGAATCAGGCAATCATCATCGGGCGGCTGACGCGCGATCCCGAGGTACGCTATACGCAGTCGGGCACGGCCGTCTGCACATTTACGCTGGCAGTCGACCGGCCGTGGGCACACAGCAAAGATCAGCAGAGCAATCAGCCGACAGCCGATTTCATTCCCGTCGTGACCTGGCGCAAGCTCGCCGAGGTCTGCGGCAACAATCTCATCAAGGGGCGTCGCGTCGGCGTGCACGGCCGCATCCAGGTCAGGAGCTACGAGGCACAGGACGGCTCAAAGCGCTATGTGACCGAAGTCGTCGCAGAGGACCTCGAGTTTCTCGACAGCCGCAAGGATACAGGAGCAGCAGCACCGCCAGCGGGCGGCTTCGGCCAGACAACCGGCGCCGTCTCGGGCGGCAAGCAGGACCAGACCTTCGGCCCGGCAATCCCGGACGAAGAAATCCCATTCTGAGAGGTGATAGACGTGGAGAAAAAGCATTTTAGATGTGGCACGATAGAGGATATCTTGATGAGCCCGAACGTCGATTACACCGTCGGCGGCAAATGCAGTGAGTGCGGCGCTTGCTGCGCCGACATCATCCCGGTATCATCGCGCGAGATCAAGGCGATAAAAGCCTACATCAAGCGCCATCATGTAGAGCCAGTCAGGCATGTAACTGCAGGCAGTGACATCCTCGACGGCGTGTGTCCATTTTGCGATACGGGCAAGCCAAGGAAGAAATGCCGCATCTACAGCGTGCGGCCGGGCATCTGCAGGAGATGGATTTGCTCGCACCCGGACGGTCGCCGAGCGGGCGGCGCGACACGGATGCTTGTATCGATGTGGGAGGTATTTTACGGTGAAGAACACTACAAAGGGGCAATCGATATACTGCCAAAGCTGCCGGACGCGCAGGAGGCTGCATCGAGTCCGACTGCAGCGCCGCGGAAGTGAGGCGGTCATGTATCTTTGCGATGACTGCGTCAAATATGTCGCCGATATGATGGGAGGTGATGCCGGATGCGAGGAGGATACCAACGGCTGCCTACACCACTTCCGCCGAGTGTGATTGCGAAGCAGCTAAAAGCGATGGCCGATAACCTCGCTCTGCTCATCGTGTGGCGCAATGAGGCTGAGACGAGAAGAAAAGCGAGAGCCATCCAGCGCGCTATCGACAAAATGGCAGAGCTCTACAGAGAGTGGGGCTTGAACGTTGGCGGAGATTTTGCACGATTGCTCGATGGAAGAAGCTGGGATAGCACTACGACGGCAGCGGAAGTACGAGAGGCAGAGAAAGCCATGCCGTGCTTTAAATATCTGCCGTGGCCGGGCGATGACCGCCGAGAGGAGACGCGGAAATGAAGAAGAAAAGCTATAGCGAGATGGCAGTCATCCGCGAGATCGAGAAAGCCGTACTCACTGGCCTTAAGAAAGAGGGGTGCCAGCGGGCGGGGAAAGATTGCGAAGTGTGCTCGCTGGCAGTCTGGGTAGAGAATGAGGGCGCTTGGCTATGCAAGCCGGGCGACTTACTGAAGATCGTCAAAGGCTGGCAGAGAACTGATAGAAGACAGAATACGAAAGAAAGGGCAGAAAAATGAAAGAAGTAATCTGGAGCGAGGACCAGACTGTAGAAAAGAAGAGCGGCGGTTATGCATATCGCGTGCCGCTCGGCCGTGGCTACGCGATGAGCATCCTCTCGACACAATACTCTTACGGCGGACAAGAAGGACTGTACGAGATTGCCTTGGTGGGCCCAGATGGTGAGCTCGCCAATGTCAGAGGCCAGGTCAAGGGATTTGATGACGACGAGGTGCTCGGCTGGCTCACAAAGGAGCAAGTGCGCGAGTACGTCAAAGTGCTCGGCGACTTTGTCTGGTATCACAAAGGCATGGACATCGAGCAGATCAAGCGGAAGCGCTGGGCAGAAAAATGGAAGGGCCGTAATGCCTGGAACAAGATTGTCGAGGAGATGCGCGAGAGGAAGTGGAAGGCCTTTGAAGACGACAAGGCAGAGCTTTTTTGGAATGGCAGGAAGGCCGGACCAATGGAGAAAATCGGGCTCTGATTACTACCGAGAGCCAAGCAAAAACTGAATAAATAACCACATGCCAGCCGATCAGGTCGACATTGTCTCTATATAATAGTAAAATAAGAAGCAGCACAAGATTAGATTTGTCCGAATCGGACACTGAGAGCAGCCGAAGGAATCTCAGATGTGGAGGACGACATGACAGAAAAAGACATGGAGACGATAAAAGACCTGCTGAGCAAGGCTGTGACCAAAGCGTATACAGCCGGAAAGCGGGCGGCGAAGGATCCGTACCGGCAGACCGAGCGGCGACTCAGAGCATACCCGGTGCTCAAGCGCAATGTCGAGCGGTTCAGGGCGGATATCGAGGACATCAAGCGCGAGGACTTTGGCAAGAGCCAGAGTCTCGTGCTATTCCGGCGCAACTCGGGGCAGCCGCCGAAGAAGGACCTCGAGGAGATTCGCGAGGAGAAAATCCTCGAGGTGCGCGTCAAGCTCGAGCGCGATGAGAAAGAGATCCGCGAGATCGAGACGGCGCTTGAGTACGTCGAGGGCTGGCCGTATTACGAGGTGATCGAGATGATTTACTTCCGCGGCCTCGGTCAGCTCGAGGTCGAGGCGCGATTGCACTGCGACCGCTCGACGGTCTACCGCAACCGCAAAATCCTCGTGAGCCGCATCAGCGAGGCACTCTACGGGGCCGACGCGCTTTAATGCGACAATGTTGCGCGATAATCGTGCAACATTGCTGTGAAAAAAATGTGCTATGATAAGAGACATGGACACAGTATGAGACAACTCATGCATCATCTCCACGTCACGACAAGGGACGCCAGCGATGGCGTTTTTTTTCGTGCGCAAAAGGAGGCGGGCGGGTGAAGATTTATTGCGACAATGAGCACTGCAGGTACAATGACGCGCAGACCTGCACGCAGAATCTCGTCTACTACGTCGGCCGGAAGTGCATGACGTACCGCGACGGGCGGCACCACGAGACAAGTCACCTGATGTGGACGAGTGAGCGTACTGGCTGCCGGAAGCGCGGCGGCCGGTACGTATCGGATGCGCGGCGAATCATCAAGTGAGAGAGGAGGCGAGGCGAGTGTGCGAGGGAAAAGCAAGTGGGAGCTAGCGGAGATTGATTACGTCGCGGGCATGAAGTACCGCGAGATTGCCGAGAAGTACGGCGTCAGCATCAACACGGTCAAGAGCTGGAAGGTGCGCCACTCCTGGGAGCGCAAGGGCGACGGTCCGCGGAAAAGAAAGCGTGCACACACGATGCGTATAAAAGCGCGCACACAAAAGATGCAGGAGCAGGAGGAGCGCGACGAGGAAAAGCGGAAAGCCATTCGGGCGCTCGTCAAGGTCGACAAAATCAATGAGCGTCAACGACTCTTCGCGCTCTACTACTTCCAAACGCACAACGCGACGGCTTCCTACCAACGCGCGTACGGGTGCACGAGGGCGGCGGCTTCGGCCTCGGCTTATAAGCTGCTTAAGAATCCTGCGATTGTCGCGGCGATACGAGAGCTGCAGGCCGACCGCGACGCAACATTGCTGCTGACGGCGGGCGATGTGGTCGACCTCTACATGCGCATTGCCTTCAACGGGTATTGGGACATGATGCGCTTCAAGGACGGCAAGGTCATGCTCAAGGACCTCGAGCAGATGGACACGCAGCTCATCGAGTCGCTTAAGGTCGATGACCGAGGCGTGATCTCGCTCAAGACGGCCGACAGGATGAAGGCGCTGCGGTGGCTGGCAAACTACTTCGAGCTCAACCCAAGCGACCGCCATCGGGCGGCTTACCAGGCCAAGATGGCCGAGCTCAGGGAGCGCGAGATCAAAAGCAAGGAGGACGGCTGGTAATGGCACAAGCGTGGGCAATGAAGCTCTATCAGTCGCGCGAGTGGCGCGAGCTCAGACGAGCGATCATCCAGGAGCGCGGCCTGCGGTGCGAGGCGTGCGGGCGGCTGGTACACAACGCGTCCGACCTGACGGCCGACCACATCCGCGAGCTGACGCCGGAGACGGTGCAGGATGCCGACATCGCACTCAATCAAGACAATGTGCAGCTGCTCTGCGCGGGCTGCCACAATCGCAAGCATCAACGCTTCGGCCACACGGGCCGGGGCGTTTTTATCGTCTACGGCTCGCCGTGCAGCGGCAAGACGACGCTCGTCAATCAGCTCAAGCTGCGCGGCGACATCATCGTCGACATGGACCTGCTCTATCAGGCGGTGAGCGGGTGCGTGCTCTACGATAAGCCGGATAACATCAAGCAGGTCGTCTTCCGAGTGCGCGACACTCTGCTCGACGCCGTCAAGACGCGGCTCGGCAAGTGGCATAATGCGTACATCATCGGCGGCTATCCGTACAAGGCAAAGCGCGAGGCACTGGCCAAGCAGCTCGGCGCGCAGCTCATCTATTGCGAGTCGACGCGCGAGGAATGCCTGGCACGCGCCAAAGAGCGCGGCGTCTTCGCGGCGGATTGGGAAAAGTACGTGCACCGGTGGTGGAGTGAGTACGAGCCGTGAGCACCTCGGGTGGACAGCCCCCCTGGCCTTGCGGCCCAAATCAAAAAATTTAGAACCGTGCGGGATACCTTTTTAAAATCCGCACCGAAAATTTGACTTTTCGGCCGAGCTTTTTGGAATCGAGGTGAGATGGGTGGAAGTCAAGCAAGAGTATGAGAGACTGCGCGAGCTCTTCCAAGATGGCGCGGACGAGAAGCTGATGGAAGCGGCGGACGGTGCCATCATGGAAGCGGCGCGCATCCGCTGCCAGCTCGACGAGCTCAACAAGATCGCGCGGGCGGGCGGCCTCGTCAAGTATGATCCGACGAATCCCTCGAGGCAGAAGACACAGCCGGTTGCGCGGACCATCACGCAGGTGCGCGCGAGCTATATCAGCTACGTCGCCAAGCTGACCAAGATGCTCGGCGGTGGCTCGCTGGAAGATGACGACGATGACCTCGACGAGTATGAGTAAGTCGAGGGGGAAGAAGCCGGACGAGAAGCGGCCGCGTCTGCTGGCACCATATCGCTCCTACCTGCATCTCTATGCTGAGAAAATCAAGAGCGGCCAGATCGTCGCGGGCACGCACATCAAGCAGGGCATCAGGCGATTCCTCGATGACTTCGACAATCCCGAGCTGCGCATTGACTTGTCCGAATCGGACAAGCGCATCCGCTTCATCGAGCACGAGTGCAAGCTCTACGAGGCACCATTCAGCGGGCGGCCCTTCCGGCTCGAGCTCTTTCAGAAGGCCATCATCGAGTCAATCTATGCGATTAAGAAATGGAACCCCGAAGCAAATTTTGGTAAGGGCGGCTGGGTGCGCAAGTACCAGGACGTCCTCATTCTCATCGCGCGCAAGAATGGCAAGACGCCGCTCGTCGCGGCCATCTCGCTGTCGGAATTCATGTGCGGCGAGATGGGAACGAAAATACTCTATGGATCGAATGACTTTGAGCAGGCCGACCTCGCTTTCTCGGCGACGGACGCCATGCGCGAGGAGTCACCGAGTATGGCCAAGCGCACACGGCGGAATCAAAAGGGGATCTTCTTCGGCAACCCAAAGCACCGCAAGACGAAGGGCAAATACTCATACCAGAATAAAGGATCCATCCGCAAGATCTCGGCCAACGGTAAAAACAAAGAGGGACGCAACATCAAGGTCGGCGTCGTCGACGAGGTGCATGAGATGGAGGACGACCACCTCATCATGCCGATACAGCAGGCACTCTCGACACAGGACGAGCCGCTCTACTTTGAGATCACGACCGAGGGCTTTACCGAGGACGGCTATCTCGACCACCGCCTCGCCGATGCGCAGAAGGTGCTCGACGGCGAGCTCGACCGGCCGGACTGGGCAATCTGGTGGTACAGCCAGGACAGCGAAGAAGAGGTCTGGCAGGACGAGAAGTCCTGGCAGAAGAGCAATCCGGGCATCGGCGTCATCAAGAAATGGTCGTACCTTCGCAAGCAGGTCGAGGAAGCAAAGAGCAATCCGTCGCAGCGCGCTTTTGTGCTCGCGAAGGATTTTAATATCAAGCAGAATTCGAGCGCCGCTTGGCTTGACGAAGCAACCATCATCAACACCGAGACCTTCAAGCCCGAGATGCTGCGCGGCCAATACTACATCGGCGGCCTTGATTTTGCCGAGACGACCGACCTCTGCTCGGCTCGCGCCCTCTTTGAAGACCAGCAGACGAAGAAGAAGTACACGCTGCAGATGTACTTCATACCGGAAGCCAAGGCAGACGCGATTCTCGACGATGACTCACAGCTCAACCCCGAGCGGAAGAATTACCGCGAGTGGGAGAAGCAGGGCCTCGTCGTCATCTGCCCAGGCGCGGAAGTCGACGCCGAGCTCGTCGCGGGCTGGTTTGTCGACCTCTACGAGCACTACGGCATGATGCCCTACAAGATCGGCTACGATAATTGGCACTCAAAAGACTTCCAGGAAATCATCGCTGAGAATTTCGGTAAAGAGGTGCTCGAGCGCATCGGCATGGACTTTATGAGCCTATCGGGCCCGATGCGATCACTCGAGTCGGATCTCGGGCGCAATGTACTCGTCTACAACAACAACGAGATCGACCGCTGGTGCCTGGCGAACACGGGCTACAAGACCAACAACATCGGGCTCATCATGCCCGTGAAGAAATACGGCACGAGCAAAAACCGCATCGACGGTACGCTGAGCGATATCATCTGCTACGCGACATTCAACCGCTACAGGTCACTGTACCGGGATGCACAGAAAATGAGGTGAGGAGCGAGACATGATTTTTCAAAACTACGTCCAGGGGCTGCTGGACGTCTACAGGGGATGGCGCAATCGGCGCTTTGTGCAAGGAGTCCTCGAGGACAATCGGGCCGTCTTCACTTCATGGGGCGGCAATATCTACTTGTCGGACATCGTCAATAACTGCATCAACCGCATCGCGACGGAGATCGGCAAGATTGACGTCTGCAGCGTCGTCAAGATGGGCAGCAACATTGCCATCCAGAATGACGACATAACGCGCCTCTTCCGCTTCCAGCCAAACCCGCTGCAGACGACGAAGGACTTCCTTGAGGCATGTGCATGGTTGCAGCGCAAGACAATGCACTGCTTCATCTTCCCGCAGTGGGAGGATGTCAGGGGAGCGAATGGTCTGACGTACCGACGCTACACAGCACTCTACCCGCTCAACCCGGCTTCGGCTGAGCTCGGCCGTAATGAGACGGGGCGCTGGATGATTAAATTCCATTGGCGCGACGGCGGCACGGATGTGCTGCCGTATGACCAGGTCGTCCACCTCAAGTGGCGCCGCGGCAAGAACCTCATCATGGGCGGCGGCAATGACTACGGCCATGCGGACACGCGCGACGCGCAAAAGGCTGTCGAGACACTCGACAAGCTGATGCAGGGCTTGCCGCTGAGTATCGAAGCGGGCTTGAAGCTCAGCGGCGTCTTTACGAGCAAGACAAAGCTCGATGCCGACAAGCTGCGGGCGGCGCGTGATGAATTTGAAGACCGCATCCTGACGTCAAAGGCGGGCATTGCCGCCGTCGATGTCGCGGGCGACTTTACGCCGATCCAGAATAAACAGGTCAGCATCCCCAACACGACGATGGAATTTATCAAGGACATCATCCGCAACCGCTATGGCGTCAGCGCGGCCGTGCTGGACGGCGACTACAATGACGCTCAGCACGCAGCCTTCTACCAAAACTGCATCGAGGATTTTATCAACGAATTTGAGCAGGCCATGACGGCCTGCCTTTTTAGCCAGCGCGAGCAGGACGTCGGGCACCGCGTCAGATGCTACTACAACAAGGTCGAGTATTATGACACGCCGAATAAACTGCAGCTGGCGCAGATCGCACGCGACACGGGCCTCATGACCCTCAATCAGATTGCCGATATGTTTGGCATCGAGCCATTCAAGGGCGGCGACCGTCGCCTGCAGTCGCTGAATTACGTCAACACAGAGCTGGTCGACAAGTACCAGCTTGATGCGAAAGGAGTCAATGCAAATGCCGAGAGCAAAGAGCCGGACGAATCCGGCAAGTAGAAGGGACGACGAGATGACCTGCGTGCGCAGCTACGCGCGCCAGGAATTCCGCGCCGTGGCGGGCGGCGAGGGCAATGGCGACGGGGAAGATGACGGCATCCGCTCCATCACCGGCCACCCGGCCGTCTTTAACTCGCCGGCCGACATCGGCGGATGGTTTGAAGAGACTATCGATCCAGGCGCTTTTGACGACTGCGACCTGACCGATGTCTTGCTCTTTACAAATCACCGCGACATGAAGATCCCGCTCGCACGCAGCCGCCGCAACAATGGCAGCTCGACGATGACACTGACGGTTGACGATATCGGCCTCAAGATGGATGCCGACCTTGATGTCGAGAACAACCAAGAGGCACGGGCCCTCTACTCGGCCATCAAGCGTGGCGACATGGACGGCATGAGCTTCTGTTTCCGCGTGCGGGAGCAGAAGTGGGAAAACCTCGATACAGATTACCCGACGCGCCGGATCACGAAGATCGCCAAGGTCTACGAGGTCTCGGCGGTCAATGAGCCCGCCTACGAAGATACCGATATTTCTGCTCGCGACAAGGCGGCGCTGGAGAGCGCCCGCAAGGAAGTGGAAACTGCCCGGTCGCAGTCGCTGGAGAGCGAGAAAGAGCTTGAAGTATATAGACTCAAAAATGAAATCATGGCAAATGCCTAAGAAGTGAAAGAAGGTAAACACATGGGTAAAGAAAAAATCCTGAAGATCATCCGCGCCAAGGAAGACCGCAAGAAAGCACTTGCTGAGCAGTCGGACAAGGCGACGACCGTCGAGGAGCTGCGCTCTATCAATGAGGACATCAAGCGCATCAACGCCGAAATCGAGGAGCTGCGCGGCATTGTCGCCGACGACCAGAGCGGTGACGTCGCCGACCGCACGAAGGTCGTCAACGAGAAAGGAGACGCCGCAAAGCCGGAAGCCCGTGGCAAGCAGCTCGATGACCCGGAGCACGGCTTTGAGTCGCGCGGCCGCGTCGACCTCGACAGCACTCCGACGCAGGAATCCGCCGAGGCTCGCAACCGCGAGTATGGCAAGAACCTCAAAGAAGGGCGCTCCATCACGGTGACGGGCGGCACCATCGTCCTGCCACAGCACACGGGTGACACGATTAATCCGAGCTTCCTGCAGAGCTCGAATCTCATCGACCTCGTCCGTCAGGTGCCAATCCCGGGCGGCGAGACGTACAGCCAGCCGTATGAAATCAGCACGGATGACGCAGGCTACACCGGCGAGGGCGCCGAGGCAACCACGGCAGAAGTCAAATTTGGCAAGGCGACCATTACCAAAGCCAAGGTCACGGCTTACAGCGAGATGACCGAAGAAGTCGAGAGGCTGGCCGAAGCGCCATACGCAGAAGCCGTCCTCGGCGCGGTTGAGACATCTCTGCGCAAGAAGCTCGCGAAGGAAATCCTCGTCGGCACGGGTGCAGACAATACGCTGACGGGCATCTTCTCGGCCAAGGCGACGGCCATCGACGCCAGTACCGACATCACAATCGGCAAGATCGACAATACGACGCTCGACTCTATCATCTACGGATACGGCGGCGATGAGAGTGTCGAGGGCATGAATCTGCTGATCCTCAACAAAAAGGACCTCGCCGCATTCGCTCGCCTGCGCAACACGGATGGCAGCAAATTTCATACGATCATCATGAATGGCAATGGCGGCTCGGGCACGATCGACGGCACGCCTTTTGTCATCAATTCCGCCTGCGCCTCTATTGCAGACGACAAGACGGCTGAAGGCGCATACTGCCTGGCCTACGGCAATCCGCTCAATTACCAGCTCACGATTTTCTCGGACCCGGAAATCAAAAAGAGCACGGATTACAAATTCAAAGAGGGTATGGTTTGCCACCGCGGCGTCGTCTTCGCGGGCGGCAATGTCGTCAGCGCGAATGGCTTCATCCGCATCAAAAAAGCGGCGAAGGCATAACCTGCAGGACAGGCAGCGGCTCGGCTTTTTGCCGGGCCTTTTGCATGTCCGAATTGGACACAAAGCGTGAGGAGGAAATGACATGAAGGTAAAGACACTGAAAGCATTCATCGACCGCGAGACGGGCGTAGGCTACAATGTCGGCGACATCTACGAGAGCGGCGCGAGCGAGCGACTGGATGAGCTGGTAGCGGGCGGCTACATCGCGGCAATCGCGCCGCGCAGCAAAAAGCCACCGGCCGCCGCGGCATCTGCGGATGAGAGCGCGGCCACAAAGACAAAGGAGTGAGCAGCATGGTAGCGACGGAGGCAGACCTGCAGCTGATCGCAATGCTCCTGCGCATCGACACCGATGCTGACACGCTCAAGATCATCCGCGCTTACGTGAGCGCGGCCGAGTCATGGCTGCACAATGCGGGCGTCGAGCCGGATTATAGCGACGGTCTCTACACCAATGTCGTCGCGGCCTACGTCGGCCAGCAGTACGACGACCCGGAGGGCGGCACGGCCAAGGCGGGCGACGTCACGCTGACGGCGATGACTGAGCAGCTGCGGCTCGCGCAGGCCGCGAAGCAACAGACAGGCGGTGACGCGACGTGAAGCAATCCGATGTGGGTAAGCTCGACAAGCGCATCGACCTGCTTGAGCCGGTCGGCGCAGGCACGTACAAAGTTGTCGCGACAGTATGGGCCATCTTTCGGCGGCCGGGCATCAAGAGCGGAGCCATGCTCGGCAGCGCCGAAGCCGTCGTCATCACGCAGGGCGTGACCATCCGCAAGCGCAAAGACGTCCACAAAGGGTGGCGCATCCGCTACCCGGCAGGTGACAAGCGAGGCGAGCTTTACGACGTGCTGCACGTCGACGCATCCGTGCGCCACGAGCTCACGCTGACCTGCAAGGACATCGAGGTGCAGACATGAGCGAGCCTTTTAAAATCAACATCCGGCTCGACGACGTTGTCTTCCGCGCGACGGCTGACATCAGCAAGTACGACAAGGAGACACAGGATAAAATCAAGGCCGCCATCACTGATGGCGTCAAGGGCGTCTACGAGGAGGCAGTCAATCGCGCGCCGAAGCGGACGGGCGGGCTCATTGAGGGCATCAAGATGGACGTCAAGGGAGCACACGGCACGGTCAAGAGTACTGCGCCGATCTCGCACGTCGTCGAGTACGGCAGCGGGCCGCGCATCGCATCGCCGCTGCGGGCAAAAGCGATGCTCATCAACGGCGACTTCGTCCGCGGCCACGTCGTCAGCACAATGCCGGAGCGGCCCTTCATGCGCCCGGCGGCCGAGGTGGGCAAGCCGAAAATCGAGGCGGCAGTCAAGGAGGCCATCAAGAAATGAGAGTCATCAAGCGCCTGCCGATTTTGTCCCTGCAGGAGGCCGTCTACGGACTGCTTGAGAAGGGACAGACCGCGCAGGTCTATCGAGCAGTGCCACCGCGTGCCGAAAAGAGCCCGTACATCACAATCGGGCTCTGCACCGTCAAGCCAGAAGACACGAAGGAAGAAGCCCTCTGGAATTGCACGCTGGCGATTGATATCTGGAGCACCGGGGCGGGTGCCGGGAATATCATCGAGGCGGACAGCGCTGACACGGCGGGCGGCCAGGTACCCGGCACGCAGATTGCCGAGCAGGCGAAGAAAATCTACGAAGCCGTCGACGACATCAGCTACCTGATGACGAAGTACGGCGACCGCATCGCGGTCGATGGCTACAAGGTCCTCGATGTCGAGGTCGAGCAGAGCGAGACCTTCCCGACGAGCGACCTCGGCTACCACGCGACCGTATCGGTGCGGTATCAGCTTATTGACGTATAAAATAAGGAGCAACAGATAATATGACAATTACAGAAGAAAAACTCAAGACGCTGCCGGAAAACCCCGACAAGAGCGTCGCGAGCCCAGGCAAAGACCATCTGCTGCAGGTAGATGGCGGTACGAACGACAAGCCGAGCTGGATCACGGTCGGCGGTCAGCGCAATGCACCGCTCGACCAGACGGCTGACTCCATCGACGCATCGCATAAGTCCTCGGGCGGCTGGAAGCAGACCCTTCCGGGTCTCAAGGGCTGGACGTGCTCGTACAGCGGCCTGCGCATCCTCGACGACGACGGCCTCACCATCATCGACTACTGCTTCCGCAATTCCAAGCAGGCGCATGTCCGCCTCATTGACAAAGAGGGCAATTACCAGGAGGGCTGGTGCTACATCACCAAGCTGACAAAGGACACGAGCTACACGGCGGTTGCGACCTACACGGCGACGCTGAGCGGCGTCGGCGCAATCAGTGAGGTCGAAAAGGACGCTACGTACACGGGCACGACCCCGACGACCAACCTAGGTGCATAAGCTCGAGAGGAGAATAAGAATTGAAAAAACCAACGACGTTTAAGATCGGTGAGCGCGAGTACACGCTCGTCTTCACGATCAGGGCGTTGGCAAATATGGAGCGCTCGATCGGGCGCTCCATTTTGTCAATTATAGCGGGCACGCAGGCCGAGTGGATGCGCAGCATGACTGTAGACTTTACGGCCTATGGCCTCAAGTACGGCCTGCAGGGGATGCCGGAGAAATTCGACCCATATCAGGTCATCGAGGACGCCTTTGCACATGGCATGGAGCTCAATGAGCTGACGGGCTACATCCTGCTCGCCATCGAGCAGACGGGGCTTTTTCGGATTCGGACGCCGGAGCCGATGACAGCAAAGACCGGCAAGACCGAGACGGAGAAAAAGTAAAGTCCTTCCTCGAGTGGGTCGAAAAAACCGAGCCAGTGGCCTATCGTATTGGGCTAAAACCCGTGGAGTTTGAGGAACTGACGCCGGGCGAATTCCGCCTGCTCGTCGAAGCGAGCGAGGCACGGCGAAAGGACGAGGACTATCGTCGCTCGTACTTTGTGTCGCTGCTGATGAATCCGCATCTCAAAGAGCCGGTCACGCCGGAGCAGATTTTCGACCCGCTCTACTACACAGCCGACGAGATCAAGGAGAAGAAAAATCGGGCAGCCGAAGAGGAACTGGAGTACTTCCAGAGCTTCGGCCAGGCGAACAAAAAGTAAATTGGAGAGGTGAAAATATTGCCGACCATATCAGAGCTGCTCATCAAGATCGGTGCCGACTCATCGGGCCTGCGCAAAGAGCTCGGCGAGTCAAAGACTGCCATCAATCAGACCTTCGGTGACGTCAAGCCTCTCGACACGATGCAGGGAGCACTGACGAGCACGACGAGCAAAGTCGAGGGGCTTATCGGCTCCTTTACAAAATTCGCGGGCGTCGTCGCGGGCGGCTTCGGCCTGACGTCGCTGATCTCGGGCGCAGTCACGGCGGGCGAAAGCGTCTACCAGCTCTCGCAGAAGATGGGCGTCACCGTCGCCCAGGCAGGAGAATTCAAGCGCATCCTCGCGCTGACGGGCGGCGATGCAGACGCCGCGAGCGCGGCCATCATGAAGCTCGACAAGTCGATGGCGGGCGGCGGCGCATCGGCGCAGAAGACGCAGAAAATCTTCGACGCGCTCGGCATCTCGCTCAAAGACCAGCAGGGCCACCTGCTGCCACTCAATCAGCAAATGGAGCAGCTGGCCGATGGCTATAAAAAGGCCGAGAAGGCCGGATACGGCCAGGAATTTATCATGAATACGCTCGGCGCGAAGGGCTTGTCATTGACGCAGACCTTGCGCGACTACGCCAAGGCGAAAGAAAATGCCGCGAAGATAAAATCGTCCGGCATGATTGATGCAAAGCAGATGCATGAGCTCGACCAAGAAATGAAGCTCATTAATATGCAATTCGGCCAGCTCAAAGTCGCAGGCGGCGCGGCCGTGGCACCGCTCGCCAAAGAATTCCTGCCGCTGGCACTCGAGGGCTTGAGCAAGGCGGCTGTATTTATCAAGGACAACAGCTCGCAGATCAAGACGCTGACGACGGACCTTGTCAAGCTCTATGCCGTCTACAAATCCATCCAGGCCGTCCGCGCCATCGGCACTAAAGCGACGTCGGCCGTCAAGTCGACCGTCGGCAAGGCACTCGGCGGCAGTGCCGAGGTGGCCGAGGCCGAGAAGACACAGGCCAAGATCACCAAAGTACAGCAGCGCGCCATCAATAAGCGCATGACCGCGATGCAGACCGCGGCGGATAAGGAAATCAAGGCATACGAAAAGACCGTCCAGAAGATGGAGATCACCGAAGCCGAGAAAACGCGCCTCGTCACCGAATTTACAACCCAGCGCACGATTGCCCTCGAAGAAGCCCAGCTCAAAGAGCGGGCGGCGATGGAAAAGACCTTTTTATCCTATCAGACGCAAAAGACCCGCGAGGTGGAGATTGCCGCCGAGGCCGAGCAAGCAAAAGCTGGGGCTGCCGAGAAAGCAGCCATGCAGATCTCAGAGGCAAATACAGCTGCAGGCGCATCCGCATCGCGCATCGTCGAGGGCAATGCACTCGCAGCAGAGAGCGAGGTTGCCAAGGCCGATGCCGCCACCGTCGCTTCGGGCCGCATCGTCGAGGCAAACGTAGCCGCCGAGGCCGCTGTGGCCGAGACAACCGTGGCGCAGGACGCTCTGACGGCGTCGGAGGTTATCACCGGCACGACGGCGGGCGAGACGGCGGCGAAAAAAGTAACGGCCGAGAATGTCTCCAAAGCAGCAGTCACGTCGACAAAAGTGGAGCAGGAGGCTCTGACGGTAGCGACGGCCACGACGGGCGTCAAGGCGGTAGAGTCTGGGACGAGAACAGTCTCGGCTATGGCTGTTGCGCGCAGCAGTGTCGTGAGACTCACAAGTGCTGTCTGGGCACTAGCGGGCGGCTGGGTAGGCGTCGGTGCGGCCATCGCCTATGCGGCATACTGCTTATACCAATACCGCCAGGGGCTCCTTGCCGAAAAGAAGTCGAATGAATTTGAGCAGGACGGCGCGACATACCGCTGGAATAAGGACCAGGGCACCTGGGAGAAGAAATCGGCTGGCGTAGACACCAATATTGCAATGGTCAACGCATTGCAAGGACAGGGTGCTGGCGTAAACCCGCTAATATCGGATGCATTTACAGACCACGGCTCGACATGGAGCACAGTCACAGACCCGGACGTAATAAGCGGCCTGCAGGACCAGTGGTGGAACCGACATAAAGACGACCCGGACTATATCGCAAAGCTGAATCAAGAGGAAGCGGACGAAAAGATAAAAGAAGCTGAGGCGAATGCACAGAAGCTGGCGGACTCTCTAAAAGATACGCTTGGCGGTACAGGCATCTCGGGAGGCAGTGGAAGTACGCCGTCTGGCGGCGGAAGTGCCGGGCCCGTCGAGGCACCGGCGACGCCGATGCGCACGAAGTGGTCTTTTGAGGATGACCCAGAGCTCGCGCAGTGGGCAAAAGAAATTGAGTACGCCGCTGTATATCATGGAGTCGATGCCGGATTGATTGCGGCAATCATCAAGCATGAGTCGCACGGTGATGCCAATGTATGGTCAGACGACCATGCGCATTGGGGGCTCGGCCAGATATCGCAGGACATTGCCAATGCCTACGGAGGCGGCAGAGGATACGGCCCGGGCAGCGACCCAAATGATAATATCATGGCAATCGGCGGCTACCTGCGTGATCTTTTAGACCAATATGGCAATGACCCGGAGGCAGCTATATCGGCTTATAATCTCGGTCATGCTGATACGCGCGCCAACCCAGATTACATCTCAAAAGTCGAGGGCTACTACAATAGCTTCACGACGTCCCAGGTGCCGCTGGCAGGCGGCGCAGGTGCGGCACAGGCGCAGCCCGTAGCTTACGACATTCCGGTCGGCGAAGTGGCGGCTTATGTCGCCGCAAATGACTTTTGGGACGGCCAGCCGTGGACCGGCTCGCTTGGCAGCGACGCGGCAGGCTGGTGCGACGATTGGGCACACGAGGTCTACAAGCAGATGTTTGACGCGCTCGGCAAAGAGGACATCTTTGGCGATGGCGTCGTCAATGATTCCAATTTCCGCGCGCTTGGCGCATACCACGAGGTTAATATAAATGATATCGGCGCACAGCTGCAGCCCGGCGATCTCGTCGACACACCGGGCCATGTCGGTATCTATCTCGGCAACAACATGGTACGCTCACGCCAGAGTAGCATGGGCGTGCACGATTTGACCCTGCAGGATTTTGACGCTACCTTTGGCGGTATCCAAGGCTATGGCTCTATCGCCGAGGCGACGGGCGGCATGACGGCCAAGTCAACCTTGATCGGCCGGACGATGACGCAGACCAATCGCGCGGCCGAAGAAGCGGCAAGAAAGCTCAAGCAGGCCCAGGACGAGGCGAAGAAGCTGTCGATTGAGATGCAGAGCGCCGTCTTTGACAATGATGCCCTCGAGTACCAAAAAGAGTGGGCTAAATTTACCGGCGACATCAAGAAGAGGAAACAGGAAATCAATAAGCTGGCGGCTGTGCCCGGCATGAGCAAAGAGACCATTGCGGCGCTCAATAAGCAGCTCGACGAGTACACCGACAGTATGCACAGGAAATTTATCAAAAAATGGGTTGACGCATGGAACGACGCCGAGCTGGCATCACGCGCAGCGCTTGCGCAGCAGCACCATGATTACGAGGAGTCAGCCGACATCGAGTACCAGCAGACCGTCATCAAGCTCGACCGTGAGCGGGAGAAGAAAGAAAAAGAGCTGATGCACGATAAGAATGACTACGAGATGCGCCAAAGAATCAGTGACTGGTACTATGCACAGGTCGACGAGGCCCAGGACAAGCAGCGCAAGGCGAAGCAGGAGGCTCATGACAAGTACGTCGAGTACCTCGTCGAGGAGGGCAATCTCGCCCAGCTCGTCGCCTATATGGGCACGCCAGTCATCAAGGCTGACGGCACCGCCGAGAAGTCGAAAGGGACGAAGGCCGGTGAGGCGTCGCTGGACCGCGAGGCCGAACGCAAACTTGCAAAGGAGTACGTCAAGATCTGGCAGGATGCCCACGGCAGCATGATTGGCTACATTGCCGACGTATCCGATACGCTATACGGCACAATGACGGATTCGATGACCGAATTTATCCGCGGCACCAAGGGGGCCAAGGCGGCCCTACAGGATTTCGGAAATTCCGTGCTCAGTATGATGGCTAAGATTGCTGCGCAGCGACTCGCCGCGAGCTGGATGACGAGCATCCTCGGCATCTTCAATGGCTCGCGCGGCGGCACCTCGGCGGCGTACAATTTTGGCGGCGTACAGCATAGCAATACATTCGGCTTTGCTGGCATCTCGCCGGTGACACAATTTACAAGCGGCCTCGCCAACACCGCGAATTTCTCGAGTCATCTCAAAGTGCCGGGCTTTGCTTCGGGCGGTATCGTAACAGCACCGACCCTTGCGATGATCGGCGAGGGCGGCGAGCACGAGGCTGTCATCCCGCTCAATGACCGTAACCTCAAGGCGATGGGCGGCTCGGGCGGCAAAGGCGGCGTCGTCGTCAACATCACAAATAAGACAAATTCCGAGGTGAGCGTCCAAAAGAGCGGCTTTAATGAGGATCTCGGCAAGTGGGTGCTCGATGTCGTCGTCGACGGTGCCCAGCGCGACCGCGGCGGCTTCGGGCGCAATCTCAAGACAGCACTCAAGGGGACAATGTAATCAAGGGGACAATGTAATGGCAGAGACATACACTTTTCCAACGGACTTTCCCGAGCCAAATATCGCATCGTCATCGGGCGCGGGCGACTCGTACAAAGATAAGCTGCAGGACAGCACGATCAGCGTCACGAGCGACGCGAATTATAAAAAGACGAGGCCACGCACGACGCGTATGGTCGAGACGTGGACGTATACATGGGTCGGCGTCAATGATGCCGACTTTGCCAAGCTGAAAGCATTTTTCGGGCAGGTCGGCACCTTCCAGCAATTCGCCTGGCGGGACTGGAGTGCGAAGAAAGACCACGTCGTGCGCTTTATCGAGGCGCTCGAGTGGCAAGAAAATTATCCCTACGGCTGGCAGGGTACGCTGAAATTTGAGGAGGTGTAAGCGTGCTGCAATTTTCCAAGATCGCGACGCTTGAGAAAAACAAACTTTCGAGCGACGCGCCTTTTTTGCTGCTATTTGACATCAGTCATCCGCAATTGGCTGAGAATATAAGGCTCGCGCGCAATACAGAGGACGTGACCTGGGCGGGCAAGACCTGGATGGCCTTCCCCGTCGATATCGAGGATTACAGTGAGGACGGCAAGAGCTTGCCAGCCCTCAACATGAAGATCGCCGCAGGCCAGGGCCTCATCACGACATACCTGCAAAAATACGGCGGCCTGACCGACGCGCGCGTGAGAATCTACATCGTACACGCAAAGTGCCTAGATGTCGACAAACCGGAGATGGAGCTGGAATTTCAGATCATGGAGACGACGTACGACGAGCAGTGGATTACCTTTACGCTCGGCGCATCGCCGGAGCTCGCCAACCGCTTTCCGGCCTGGAAGTACCTGACCGATTTCTGCCCATTCGTCTGCGGCGACATCCGCTGCGGCTACGCAGGCGACAAGACGTGCAAAAATAACCTCGCCTCATGCCTCATCCCCGAGCGCTTCGGCGGCGAGCCGGGCATCCAAACGGGACGGTGAGACTATGAGATTATACAGAGGTGACTGCTTAAAAATCATGCAGCAGCTCGATAGCAAGAGCGTCGATATGATACTCTGCGACCTGCCGTACGGATGCACGCGCAATAAATGGGATATCGTCATACCGATGGAGCCGCTCTGGGAGCAGTACGAGCGCGTCGCCAAAGATAATGCGGCCATCGTACTCTTCTCAAATCAGCCTTTTACGACACGGCTCATCATGTCAAACCTCAAGATGTATAGATACGAGATCATCTGGGCCAAGCCACAGGGAACGGATTTTCTCAATGCAAACCGTAAGCCGCTCAAGGCCCACGAAAATATCGAGGTCTTTTACAAGCGGCCACCGTACTACAACCGCAAGGGCAGACAGGGCAAGCCATACAGGGCCAAAGGTGGAACAAAGTCAGAAAATTGGGGGGGTACAAGAGTATCGTGATAGAAAACCGCGACGGGCGGCGCTGCAATACAACTGTGTATCACGCGCCGATCCCGCACCGCGGGCATCATCCGACCGAGAAGCCGACCGAGCTGCTTAAATGGCTGATTGGGATGTACACGAGGCCGGGCGATACTGTACTCGACAGCTGCATGGGCAGCGGCTCGACTGGCGTCGCGTGCCGCGAGACAGGACGCGACTTTATCGGTATTGAGCGGGACGAGAAGTATTTTGAGATCGCAAGAGAGCGCATCGGGAGCACAAAGAGGGTGTAAATCATGGATTTTGCATACGATGACTTAATCGGGATTCCCTTCGTCGACGGCGGGCGGGACCCAAAGAGCGGCTTGGACTGCTGGGGGCTCGTCAAGGAGGCATTCAGGCGGCAAGGATATGCGGTGCCGGACTACAGTATCTCGGCAGTGGAGGCGGCCGACATCGCAGACACGATGAAGAAGCAGGAAGACGACTGGATTCATCTCGACGAGCCATGTGTCGGGGGCCTTGTGCTGCTGCGGCTGACGCCGGGACTTTGGGCAAATCATGTCGGCATCTACATTGGTAACGGCAGATTTTTACACGCTTACTTGCCGACGGGCGTCTGCATTGACCGGCTGCGGCGCTGGCAGTCGCGCATCGTCGGGTATTACAGCCCGGGAGGAGGATGGCATTGATACAGATTGTAAAGGTTGCAAACCCATTTGAGCCGACGCGGCGCGAAGCGGAGGAGATCTGCTACACGGGCGGCAAAGTAACCGCATACGTCGAGACGGAGGGACGCGATGTCTACATCGACGGAAACCTCGTCGAGCACCCGGACGAGACGACGCCGCTCGACGGCGCGCAGATCGTCGTCATCCCGCATGTCGCGGGCAAGGGCATCATGCGCGTGCTCGGCCTTGTCGCGATGATTGCTCTCTCAGTTTACTCGAGTAATATCGCGGGCGGCCTCTGGAAGGGCCTTGGCACAGCATTTCGCGCGGGACACGTCGGCGCGTTGCTCGCGTCTGGCGCTGTGATGTTTCTGGGCGGTAAGATCATCAACGCCGTCTTCCCACAGGCAGTTGACAACATCAATTGGAATGACCACGAGACGACGCAGACCTACGGCTGGGACCTGCCGACACCAACCACGACGGCGGGCACAGTCGTCGGCGAGACATATGGCGAGTGCATCCCCGCGCCGCAGCTCCTTGAGCAGCACGTCGAGACAGTCAATAACGAGCAGTACCTCAATCTGCTCTACTGCGGCGGCTACGGCCCAGTCGACAGCATCGACAATATCCGCATCGACTACACGGACATCGGCAATTTCTCGGGCGTCCAGCTCGAGACGCGCCTCGGCACAAATGACCAAAAGCCGATATCATTTTTTAAAAATACGCCGCTCGACCAGAGCGTCGGCGTCGAGCTCGTGCAGGGCCAGGCTGTCACACGCACGAGCGACAGTACCAAGGCATCAGCGCTTGACGTCACGTTAGAATTTCCGGCCGGGCTCTATCATGTCAATGATAAAGGCGATTACGACAATGCGACCGCGACATTTTTGATCGAGTACCGCAAAGGACAGAGCGACAGCTGGCACAACTTTAAAAAAGGCGACACGGGCTATCATTACAGCGTGACCGCCGCGACAAATAGCGCCCTGCGTCGCACATTCTCGGTCACTGGCCTCGAAGCGGGCCAATACGATGTCCGCGTAACGGCTGTAAATAAGCCGACATCGTCACGCTATCAGAGCATGGTAAATTGGTCGATCATGACGAGCTACATCGACGGCATCTACAGCCGACCAAATAAAGTACTCGTCGCGCTGCGCATCAAAGCAAATAACCAGCTGTCGGGCGGCGTGCCGTCGCTCAACTGGCGACAGACACGCAAAAACGTCTGGGTACACAACCCTGAGACAGGCTATTACGAGCAGCGGGCAGCTGACAACCCAATCTGGGCCTGCTACGACATTCTGCATGGATGCCGTAGTCTCAAGAATATCAAGACCGGCGAAAATGAGTACGTCGTCGCCGGATACCCAGCCAGCTGCCTTGACGCATACTGGCAGCAGTGGAAGTCGGCCGCAGCCTACGCCGACGAGGAGATCACAAATCAGGACGGCGAAAAAGAGCCGCGCTACCGCTTCGACGCCTATTTTGACACGGCACAGAAGCGCTGGAATGCCGCGCAAAAGGCGGCCAACGTCGGCCATGCGGTCATCATCCCGCACGGCCGCAATATCGGCATCGTCGTCGACCGCCCGGGCCACATCACACAGATTTTTGGCGAGGGCCGCACGACGGTCTCGTCGGTCAAGGGCTCTTTTAGCAGCACTGAGGACCGCGCAAGGGCCATCGAGGTCACGTACAATGACGGGCAGAATGACTTTAAAAATACGGTCATGACCGTGCGCTCGCCGAATTACAATACAGACCGCTCGAGCGACAACACCGCCCAGCTCACGCTCTTTGGTGTCAAACGCCGCTCACAAGCATACCGCGAGGCCATTACGGCACTCGCGACAAATGAGCGCCAGCTGCAATTTATCGAGCTTTCGACCGATATCGACGCCATCGTCGCAGAGTACGGCGACATCGTCGGCTTTAACCATGCTGTCAGCCGTATTGGCATTGCGTCCGGCCGCATCGTCGCAGCGACCACGACGACGGTCAAGCTCGACAAGACGGTGCAGCTCGACGCTTCAAAAAAATACGAGATTTACATTTCGCTGAGCAATGACAACCTGATCCGCCGCGATGTCGTCGCCGAGACGGCGGAGACAGACACGCTCAAGCTCACGACGCCCTTTGAGAGCGCAGCCCTGCCGCAGCGCTTCGACAATTACGCATTCGGCGAGATCGACAAGGCAGTCAAGCCTTTTCGCATCGTCAATGCGGAGCGCGACGGCGATCTCAAGGTATCGCTCAAGCTCGCCGAGTATGATGAGGCGATGTACAGCGATGAGCTCGACTACAGCAAGTATCCGGTCATCGACTACAGCAATACGCCGAGCGTCGCGCAGATCACGACACTGACGGCGTCGGAAGAGTCGTACACAGCCGACAAGACGAGCGTCTCAAATGTGCGCGTGACATGGCAGCTCGCGCGCCAGGGCATCGCACCCGACAGCTACATCGTGCGCATCAAGTCGCGCACGAGCGATTACGACGAGCAAGTGAGCACGCGGATGACGACATACGTCTTCCGCAGCGTGCGCCAGGGCGACGATTACGACATCACGGTCTACAGCATCTTCGACGCGCTGACCGCCGACAGCAAGACAACGAGCTTGCACGTACACGGCACGACATACGCCACAAATAACGCGAGCAACCTTGCCGTCATGCTTGTCGGCAAGGGCTTTAATCTCTCGTGGCGCGGCGCGACCGGCACGGCCGTCGCGGGCTACAATGTCTACCGCGGTAAATATGGTATGACGATGCAGCAATGTGACAAGGTAAGCACGGCACAGGCCGCGACATCGTGCTACGTGCCGACGCAAGACGCCGGGCAGTATGTATTTTACATAGAATCCGTCGACAAAGACGGCAATACCTTTGGCGAGACACTCACGGGCATCGGCTCTATTGCGATGCCCGGCAAAGTCACTGATGCATTGGCTTACACGATCTACAGACAGTATCAGGACGGCGCGACCGGCTACGACATCGTCGTGAGCTTCGGCCTGCCAGCAACGGCCGCCGTCGCTGACGTCGCCGTCTACTACAAGACCAATCACATCGACATGACCAAACTGGCAGGGGCACTGCCAGAGGGCGTGCCCGCCGACGAGCTCGGCTACTATGCCGACTGGCGCTATGCGGGAAAAGGCACGAGCCGCGTCACGATCCCCGCCGCGCAGCTCGGCGACACGTATCGCATCAAGCTCGTCGCCGAAGACGTCAACGGCTTCACGACACCGGATGAGGATGCGACATACATCGAACTGACTGTCGAGGCTAAGCAGACCGTACCCGACACGCCGACCGGCTTCCGCAAGGACTTCACACTTGGAAAAGGCTTTACTTTTACGTGGAACGATGTCACAAATTCCGACGTAGATTATTACGAGCTGCGGTACGATCAAAATCCGGGCGCGGCCTACAACCTGCTCGCGCGCGCACAAGGCATGAGCATCACGCTCGAGTCGATGCCGTCGCGCAAAGCGACGATATACCTCTACGCTCACAACGCAACCAAAAAATACAGCTACCCGGCATCGCTGAGCTATGACTATCCGGCGCTTGCCGCGCCGGGCGGCTTGATGATCGAGAAGGCCATCCTCGCCGTCAATATCACCGTGCCGGACATCCCCGCCGGAGCCGAAGGCGCCCGCCTCTACATCGAGCACCAGCCGATTGATATCGGCAAGAATACACACTACACGTACTCCAATCAAGCGGGCATCTACACGGTCACAGCGTGCTACTACGATATCTTTGGCGAAGGCTATCAGACAGCTGAATACCAGGCTGTCATCGACCCACACATCGACCTGAAGTACATCGAGGATGAGTCGCTGGGCTTATCCATGATGGACAAAACCATCCAGGACGCGGTCAAAGACGCACAGGATGCCCTGCCGAATCTCAACCAAAAGGTATCAGAGCTCAAAAAGACCGATGATGAGATTAGAGGGACCGTACAAGATGCGCAGAAAAATCTATCATCGCAGATCACACAGAATGCAGAAAAAATCACGAGTGTCGTCACCAATCTCAATGATAAAGACAAGGCCAGCGCGGCCTACTCTGCCATCGCTCAGATGATAGATGCGATACAGCTGCGCGTCACCGCCGACAACCTTAAAGAGATGGGCCAGAGCGGCCAACTCATGTCGTATATCAATTTGACACCGACGACAGTGTCTATCTTGAGCAAGCTGCTGCATATCACAGCTGATACCGTTATCGATGGCAATACCATCACAAACGGCATGATAAAAGCCGGAGCAATTACAGCGGATAAGCTCGCGGCGAGCATTATCGAGCTCACAGCGAGCCAGGGTATTAAGGGAGGTAGTGTCGTGCTCGATACGAGTGGCTTGGCGTGCACGGATAGCGGCGGCATGACAATCCAATTTGGGCAAGATGGCATGACATCAAAAGACAAAAATGGCAATAAATTCTCAATCCTAGCTCAATGCATGATGGGGGTCGCAAAAAATGGTCAATATGTAAAATTTGCGAATCCATGGACAGAGTCACCGACCGTCATCGTCACGCCGCAGAATATACAGACAAATAACCCCGCGTACAGCACCTCAAAAGTAAGACTGCATTGCTATGCAGATGAGGTCACTGTAAATGGATTTAGGATGAGAGCTTATAGCGGCATTGCCGATGGCGCTGGCTCGCTGGCAAAAAATCAAAGATGTGGAACAATGACATGGACGATCTGGCGCTCGAGTTCTTACCGAAACTTGAGCACAGACTTTGGTAGTAAAAGCATAAGTTTTGATGTATCAATGCCAAGCAACGCGAGCTCGGTTGTATTTCACGGAAGACTGCGGACAAATGCTCATTTTAAGTGGCCGCAGCTAAAAATACCAAATTCGACAAAATACCAAAAGCTGGAAGTAAAGTGCAATAACACAACTGTGTATTCTGGTGTCCTGTGGAATAGCGGAGACGGAGAAGTCGGCGTCGATAAAAATACAGACACTTACACAGCCGTCACAAGCAATAGTATCTCGGTAACACAGGGAGCTACACTAAATTGCACACTGACAATTGCACCATGTGTTGACCACCCAAGCGATGATAGCGACCCGCTGGACATCGAATTTATACTTGATTCAATCGACTGCAAAGTGGAGGGCGAGCAAGTACTTGATGCTGACGGAACAGGGGCTTTTTTCGTCGTCAATCGCAGTAATGGACTCTACACATTGCAATAACAAATAAAGGATGTGATATAAATGCTAGATGGATTTCAGTACCTAGAAGAGCGTGATGCCAATGACCTGATTACGCACGATGGCGTAGCCAGCAAGAAGTCGGCTTTTTCAACGGCAGATAACGCCGGAATCTATGACGTCATCGCCAGAGATCTGCGACTGCTCGCCGAAGCTGCGACATCGCTTGCTGATAATACCGATGCCCAGGCAATCTTGGCGCAGATAAAGAGTATGTACGCCGAAATGAAGAGCAACCCGAATTGGGGAGATGCTGCCGCCAAAGCCCAGGCAGAAGAAGCCTTGAAGCAGGCTAAAGCGGCCGCAGAGAGTGCCGCCAAGGCCAAGGAATACGGAGATAAAGCGACAGAGCTGGCGGCGACGATCGCAGAGATTGAGGGTTACATCAATACCATCGACGACCTCAAGAAGCAGGCAGAAGACACGGCGACAATCGCGACGAATAAAGCAAATTTTATCGTCGAGCACGAAAAGGCCGCCGCGTCATCGGCATCTGCGGCAGCATCATCGGAGTCGGCGGCGAAGACAAGCGAGATGAATGCGAAAACGTCTGAAACCAATGCTGCGGCATCGGCATCTGCGGCAGCATCATCGGAGTCAGCCGCAAAGACAAGCGAGATGAATGCGAAAACGTCTGAAACCAATGCTGCGTCGTCGGCATCTGCGGCAGCATCATCGGAGTCGGCGGCGAAGACAAGCGAGACGAATGCCTCAAACAGTCAGACAGCAGCGGCAGCTGCTGCATCGTCAGCAAGCACGAGCGCGACGAAAGCGTCGAATCATGAGACAAACGCGAAGACGGCATTGGCATCGTGCCAGACCATCCAGACGCAGGTCAATGCCGGCCTGCAATCGCTGACGAGCGCGGTCAAGTATCGCGGGACCGTCGCATCATTTGCCGACCTGCCGACATCCGACCTGAGTGTCGGCGATATGTACAATGTCAAAGCTGCAGGCGGTACCGACAGCAAGGGCACGGCCATCAAAGCTGGGGATAATGTCGTATACAATGGCGACGGCTGGGATGATCAGTCCGGCACCGTCGATTTGTCTGATTACCCCAAAAACGAGGACGTAGCAAAAGCCGTGACCTCAGCAACCGTAGCGAATGATACCGTTACGCTGATCCACAAAGACGCAACCAAGACGACATTAACCGTTGACAACGTCGGCCACGCAAAAGAGGCAGAGACAGACGTAAATGGGCAGGAAATCGACATCGCCGCCATCAAGACCCTCATCACGACCACCGTCAACGACGCAGTCCTCGCCACAAAGCAAGCCATCTTCCCAGTCGGCAGTATCTACATCTCGATGACAGACAGCCGTAATCCGTCCGAAATACTCGGCTTCGGCACATGGGAAGCCCTGCCTGCAGGTCACAGCCTCGTCGCCGTCGGCACAGCGACAGAGACCCACGGCGACAAGACAAAGACATTCACTTTTGAAGCTGGCAAGACATACGGCGAATTCGAGCATCAGCTCACTGTCGGAGAACTGTCGAAGCATACACATAGAATTGCTTTAACAAAATCAGGTTATCCGAATAATGAGCCCCAATCCATTTTATTCTTGCCAGGTAACACCAACCAGGGCATTAACGGCACATTTTCTGATAGAAAAGTAAGTGGAACGTATGAAGACAATCAAAGTGGGTACTATGTTGACAGCGAATTCATTGAGGCCACAGGCAACAATCAATACCATAACAATATTTCCCCGTGTGTCTCTTCATATATCTGGCGCAGAACAGCTTGACTGTCGGTGAGCTGACAAGGCATAGACACAATATCATTACAGGTAAATCTGAAGGCAGCTATATACTAGACGGCAGATGGATGGCATCAATTGCAGAATACGCAAACAATACTATTGATGATTATGGTAGCCCTAATTATAGATGTGCAGGTACAAGCACTGTCGGAAGTAATAACCCCCATAATAATATCAGCTCGTGTATTTCTGCATATCTGTGGGAAAGGATCAGCTGATTCTTTTCCACGTATATGTAGCAATACAAGCAGAAATATTGTTATGTGGATTATCATTACCATAACAATCTTACTCCATGTATTACAACGTACATATGGCGTAGGCTTAGATGATGCGTTGCCATTTATATCCAGCCATGGCAGGGCTTATGTTGTTGTGATATTGGTCACCGCCTGTTTTCTTCATCGCTTCAGGCCGATTATATTGACGGCCTTCTTCTGAGCCATAGCTGACATATTCCCTAAAGCCATCACCAGGGTTAGCACGATCCATATCGTGTTTATGCGACGGCATTTCCCCGACAGATATGCCTGTCGGGGAACTGGCAAAATTTACTCCGAGTACGAATGGCTCTATTTGGAACGCTGGAAATGGAACTACAGTAGGAAGTGCCGTCAACTGGATAGGGCACGGCAATGATAATATCCTTGCATCACATTTCAATCCGATCGGAGAAGACAAGCCTCACAACAACATAAGTCCGTCCATGAGCGGGTATATGTGCATTCGCATCGCTTAGAGCTGTCGGGGAATTACCAAACACATCAATTGCACTCCCGTCAGCTGGATACGTGACTGAGAAGAGGAACCCACCGCAAAGATGGTCAGCGACAGCAGTATGTGTCCCGAATGATAACACGTTTTCAGGCCAATATCTTCATGGTTACTTAGAAGGTACGGGCAACCAACCTCATAATAATATATCACCTGTTGTGGCCTGTTATTGCTGGCTCCGAACGGTCTAAGCTTTGCGTTGCCACAAGTAAGCAGATATACATGGGGCGACGTTATTGTGTCGTTCGTTATTACCGGCACCGTATATATGGAACTCATCGCTTTTACCAGGTTCGCAGTAGAACGAACTAGATATATCGGCACTGTAAACAGCGCACATAAATTTGCCTTGCCGTGCATCGGCCGCTGATGTTCCAGGAGCAGTGCTAAACAAGCGGTAGGAATGGGAGTGATTAGCCAGCTCTCCGACAGTCACGCGGTACGTTGCCAAACATATGCGCCCACGGATGGTGAGATACTATCAATCCTTTTACCGCCGCCATAATATACTTTTAGGCCGCTGCTGGTAACGATGAGTCGGCCGCCGTAGTTGCCACTGTCTGTAGCACCGGCTGTTGCTAAACCCCCATCTTGTGCTGCAGAACATATCCCGTATGGGGATTCCTTCGGCAATTCCCCGACAGATATGCCTGTCGGGGAATTAGCACAACATACACACGCACAATATGTTACGGCTAATCCTGGGGCGGGCAAATACAATACACGTATGGACCATAATTCAGACGAACGAAACCTAAATACCTTCTATCAAGTAGAAACGGGAGCAACTGGCGGAAACAACTACCACAATAACATCAGCCCATGTGTAGCCGCCTACATGTGGAAACGCACGGCCTAAGCGGTCCTGTACCAGCCATAACAGGCGATAAATGGGGACATGTTGTTGTGGGGAACATTATTACCGATGGAGTTGAGGGGAGCATTACATGTTTTTCTCTTATTATGCCACAGTTCACCTTCTTGCAAGCCACTATCAGTGTCGTTGTACTTTGTGTTATCGTACACAAGTGCATTTCCACCACCATCAAATGTTGGCGTGAATTCCGGCAATTCCCATACGGGATATGTTCTGCAGAACAGGATGGGGGTTTAGCAACAGCCGCTGCTGTAGACGGTGGCGCCTACGGAGGTCGACTCATCGTTACCACCAGCGGCAAAAAAGTATATTATGGCGGCGGTAAAAGGATTGATAGTATCTCACCATCCGTGGGCGCATATGTTTGGCAACGTACCGCTTGACTGTCGGGGAGTTGGCGAATCACAAACATACATATAAGTTGTTTGTTGGTACAGTTGGACAATCTCAATATGATGCTAGTATAGGTAAATTTTTGTCTGCTGGACATAGTGCAGACATGAGTGAAGGATTTGTTTGTGGAGACGGACTAAGCAATGAAACACATTTATACGGAGCAGGAAACTCTGAGTATCATAACAATATATCATCTTGTAAGGCTACAAACATGTGGCAGCGCATCAGCTAACTCTTTGCCAAAAATACGAAGATATAGAAGGACTGATATTATTGTGGGGCTCATCGTTACCGATGCAATTAAATCTATCGTTTATAGTTTTGTTAACATCTCGCCAAAGCCCTCCTTCCAATAGCCCAGCACTCGTATCACATTTACTACCATTCATTATCATTGGCCGACCTCCATATTCAAAAGAAGGCCAGTGTCTTGCCAACTCTCCGACAGGCATATCTGTCGGAGAATTGCCTAGTCACGGACATTTGGTGCGGACTTGGAACGTTGTAAATAATGCTAGCCGCGCCATGCTGTATAGATATGGACGTTGGGAAAACTATACCGGAGGTGCATTTAGAGTATCCGGGAATTGGGATAATAACGTTCAGAACTCAAACAACGTGCCGCAAGGTGGGCGTGGCGACCAAGCTGGAACTACTGAGGGTACCGGCGACAACGCATATCATAATAACGTATCCCCTGCCATAGCAGTTTATATTTGGAAGCGTGTCAGCTGATTCTATGCCAACCATATATGGCTATTCCAGGTGAGATATGATTGTGTGTCTTTCCACATTCCGTGATAACTCCGGCGTACTGATAGTCGGTTAAACTCGTTGCGCCCCAATTTTTACTATCCGTTGTATTCCATGGGATTGTCGGCGCAGATATAGGGTCAGGGTGGAGAGATACTACTGTCCTTTTAGGCAATTCCCCGACAGATATGCCTGTCGGAGAGCTGCCTAAAATTTCCGGTGAGATTGGTAGATATTTAATTTGGGGCAATAATAAATCAGAAATGGGTGTATTGCACAACAATGTAGAGAAGAGTAGGTTCCCAAGTGCCGCAGATGAAAACACATATGGATCGAGAATCAGTATCTCGTTTGGTAGCGACCAATGCCATAACATCATATCACCATGCCTTCCAGTTAGTATGTGGCGAAGAGTCAGCTAATCCTTTTCCAAGCATATGCTCCTGTAGATGGACTGATGTTATTGTGATACTTATTCCCACCAGTTTCCCGGCTTTCTAAGTACCATTTAGATGTATTGCTCCAACTAGCTAAATTCATTAAGACAGCACCCGAGATATTGCCACCAGTATTATCTAACCTTACTATAGGGTTCGGATTCTTGTCCGTCGTAATTGTATTCTCAACATGAGCATGAACAGCCAGCTCCCCGACAGGGATGGTATAAACGGCCAGAATTAGTATTCTGGTACATCAGAAAACGTCAAGAAATGGCGTCAGTGCTAGATTGTACGGTTTTGGCTGTGTAGCACGAAAATGTTACACACTTAAGACGTGTAATAACATATTGCAAAAGGCCGCTAACGGCGGCCGAAAGTGACGCGTTAGTTACAAAAGATCTATAGCGCGGCGCAGCTGGCGCAGGGATGGATGCGTGTAGATTCCATCCGTGATATCCTGTACGGCATGGCCGAGGATGCGCTTTGTTGCGAGCTTGTTTGCGCCTTTACTGTCGAGCCATGTCGCACAAGTATGGCGGCACTCATGAGGCGTCTGCGAATGTGATGTCCGAGCCGAGGATTGCCGGGCATTTGTTGAGCTCGACAAGATAAGCCAGGGCATCGTTGAAGTCGGCAAAGTAGGCAAGATACTTCTGCCGCCCGTCGATTGTACGACGGACTGCATAGGGCCTGCGACGGCTTCCGGATAGCTTTGTAATACTGCCGTATCCATTCGGCATTTTCATCTTAATCACCTCATAAGAAAGGATACCATATGATGACAGCAGCAAGACCGCCGCCCAAGACAAAGCGGCCGCAAAAAAATCGAGTGAAGGAAAATGGAGCTTGAATGAATGATATCGTATTGGTAATCAAATCATTGATCCCCGTAAGGCTGGAAGCCGTCTGGGGGGCGATAACCGGAGTAGTGGGAGTAGTAGCAGGATGTTTTTTCGGGCCGTGGAATGATGTGCTAGCGGCACTTGTCGTCGCGATGCTGATTGATTACGTGAGCGGTGTCATCGCAGCGTACATCAATCCAGGATTGTCACTCAATAGCCAGCGTGGCTTTCGCGGCATCCTTAAAAAGATCATGATCCTGTTGCTCGTGTCGCTTGGCCACGTGCTGGATGCAGCGATGCATCAGCAGATCATCTGCATCGCTGTCACGTACTTTTTCCTCGGCAATGAGGGGCTCAGCATCGTCGAGAATGCCGCCAAGGCAGGCGTGCCGATTCCGGCGCGCCTCAAGGAGACACTCGAGCAGCTGACGGAAGAGAAAGAAGGTAGAGGTAAGTGACAGCGCTGGAGTGGCACGTGCTCTTCCGGGCATTTGCTGAATTCGCCGCCCTTGCGCGGCAGTATCATTTTTACGAAGACGAGATTACAAGGATGGGCGCATCTCTGCTTGAGATGTTGCCGTATCCTGACAAAAAGGAGGATGACTGATATGAGAGAGGTAAGCATTGATGAGCTGCGAGAGCTCGCCAACGCCGCCCGTGAGGACATCTGGGAGGCGGCGAGAGAGCACGGCCGCGAGCCGAAGATTTATCTGCATTGGTCTGCAGGGCACTATTTCCAGAAATTTAGTGATTATCACGTCAATATCACGGGCGACGGCAAGATCTACGTCTCGACCGACAATCTCGCGGAAGTCCTCGCGCATACGTACTATCGCAATAGCGGCTCAGTCGGCATCTCGCTCTGTTGCTGCGCGGGTGCGACGACGAGCGACCTCGGCGACGAGCCGCCGACGCCGCAGCAGATTGAGGCGATTGCCCAGGCTGCTTGCGCAGTAGCCGACGGGCTCTGGCTCACGATCGACCGCGAGCACGTCATGACGCACGGTGAGGCGGCCGACAATGCGGACGGCCTGGATATCGATTATCCGGGGGGCCCGTACGGACCGCAGAATACCTGCGAGCGCTGGGACCTGCAGTATCTTGACACTGATGAGAGCAAGGCATACACGACGGATTACGACGACCCGGCGACAGGTGGCAATGTCCTGCGCGGTAAGGCAAATTGGTACCGCCAGCACGCTTGACCGGCGCGACATGAAGAAGATCAGTCTAAAATCACAGCGCAAGATGCAACAGGACGCCACCCGTGGCCGCTGGTACAATCTCGTCGAGCTGCGCCGCGTGCCGGAATTTGCAGCATGGCTGGCAAATGAGGACCACAGATGGCTCGGACAGAGCCCGGACGTAAGCGAGATCCTGCGGAATATGACTTTCTCTGTGACCTGTGCGGTGTAGACGGGGATAAATGCGAGGACACGCAGGACCTGATGGACAAATGCCTCGCAGAAATCGAGAAAGAGGAAGCTGAGGCAAAGAAGAAGTAAAGCGCAATGAAGGATGAAAGCAGGGCTTCGGCCCTGTTTTTTTATTTATATATCTTCAATTTTATGCATATAAAATACTTGACAATATACGCATAAAGAGGTATAATGTAATCAGAAAGAGGGAAAGAGAAAGACCTCAAAGAGATTCTTGAGATTGGCACCGCAAGGGAGCCGACAAAGAAAGGAAGTAATCAAAATGAAAAAGCTGCTTGACGAGAACGAGATGGCCCGTCTGTATCACATCGAGAGCGACACGGTGGAGGGATATTTCCTCGTACAGGAAGAAGAAGGACGCGAGGTAGTCTACACGCTCAAGGATGGAGCGTGGGGAGCTGACCATCCGAATACGCTTGAGGAGGCATACGATTTCGACTGGATTGAGGTCGAAAATCTTGCATATGCAATCGCGCATCCGAATGAGGCAATCTAAGAAGGTATACAAATATAAAGAAGCGGCTAGAAATAGCCGTTTCTTTTGTGAAAGAAAGGAAGATGCTGTATGAGAAAGACAATATATATGAGCGAGCCGCTCATCAAGCTGGCGGAGAAAACGCGAGGAGACAGTCGCCGCACGAGCGGCTTCTCACGTCGCCTGGGCGAGATCGTCGAGCGTTATCAAATCATGATCGATATCGACGCCAAGAAGCTGCCGGAGCTGACTGACGGCGAGCTGGAGATCATGGGAGAAATCGTCATGGGGAGCGTCATCGACGCCCGCAAAATTCGCGGGCTGCACCTTGACCCGCTCGATGCGACGATTGGAACGCCGGACGAGCGCAAGGCGCTGGCTGACAAAATTGAGCCGCTGACAGCTGGCCAGCGGCTCGCACTCGTCGAAAAAGTTGAGGGGCAGATATGAGAATACAGGCCCCAGGAAGCTCACTGGCGCCGCGCACTTGTATAGTGTGTGGCGCGACGTTCATCGGCGGCCCGAGTGCAAAATATTGCCCGGACTGCAGGATAGAGCGTCGACGTGAGACGGATCGGCAACATAAGGCGCGCAAGCGCGCAGGAAAATCAATTATCCTCGGTCAGACGGTCGGCCGGTGCGAAAAGTGCGGAAAAGAATTTATCTACACCGCAGGCGTGCAAAAATATTGCCCTGATTGCTCGGAAGAAGCAATCAGGGAGAAAGACCGCCAAAGCGGCCGCGGATGGCTCAAGCGTGCGATCGAGAAGCACGGTCAGAAGTACGTCGACGACCGTAATGCCGCCCGGCGCGTCGGCCGGATGTCATGCATCGACTGCGGCGCGCCGCTTGCGCCTGGGCACGGCGCAAGCAAAGATTACTGCCCAGCCTGCCAGCGGCTCCATCTGCGGTATGCGAGATACAGGACTGATTGCAAGAGGGCCAAGCGCCCGCGCGAGCCCGTCAGTTACAGCGCGTGGAAGGAGGGCAAACGCTGACACAGCTGACACAAAGTGTGATATAATAAAAGTGCATAATCTACAGATTGCTGGCGTACCTGCCCACGCCACCGCCGCCATGCCGGCCCAGCGGGATGAAGGGCAGGAGCGGCTCGGCTAAAGAGCGGTGATAATCAAAAAGAGCAGGCCCGCGCGAGGATCCTGCTCTTTTTGTGTGCCCGTATGTATACCAGTAATGCGACCGTGTGTGGACGGACTGGTCGCTAAGGTTCAAAGGCATACCAGTAATGCGACCGTGTGTGGCAGCACTGGAAAAAAATAAGACTGCGTTTTTAAGCGTGAAAAAGCAGCATCGCTCAGGAATTGCCTGACGATGCTGCTTTTTGCTGTCTTGTATTTATTTGGCAGGAAAAAACAAACGTGCTGTCGAATCGTTATACTTAGGAAAACTTAAGGAAACAGCAGTTTACAGCTTTTAAGCCGCTTGCTCATCGCCCCGAGCCAATGCTTG